ATTGCCAACAAAGTTTAGTCCTTGAGAAAGTGTGTCTGGGACTTGACTTGGATCGAGCTTGTTATCGGAAGCGAGTGTCGCAACTTTATAGGTGCTCGGTGCCGCTACATAGTCACCGGCAACTTCGGTTTTAAGTTCCGAGTATGAGATGCGCCGAGTTCCGGCACTTGAGCTGTCGATGATTAACTCATCAGCATCTGCCAGCGTGTTAGCGTTGGGAAGGTCTTTAACGCGTTTGTTAGCCATTGTATTATTGTATAATTAAGTTTGATCCATCAGTCAGATTGTGACCGGTGTCCGTGACGATATAATTATCATCATGTAGGGTCGCGTGGGACCGAAGCATGAAGAAAAGCATGAACCACTTTCTCATCACTCGTGATATAGAATTGCAGTTCCCTCACTCAGCGTGACCGATGTCGCATCGATCCGGATTAAATCTCCGGCTTGAATGCTGACGCTTCCGGGGAACCCGGTCAGTGCTCCGGTGTATGCGCTGACAGTGATATCGCTGACAGCTTTGATGTAGTTTATGTTCCCGGTGTGAGCAGATGTGTCTGCTACCCACTCGCCGCGACCGTTCATGAAATCTCTCATATGTCCCAGACTCGCTTTACTTGTTGCTTAGAAAATTTGCTGCCCCAACCTCTGTTCTCCAGTCGGTTATAACCTCGCCGCATTTGTTCTTTTTGATCGGGCAATTGTGCTCCGGTATGCATGCGAAAACCTTCCGGTTCAGTGATACGTTTCCACTCGGTCCCTCGGTCGATAAAAGTCGTTGTGCCTATAGGTTTATTTGCTTCGGCCCGGACCCCGGATTCGTTTTCAAATGTGTAGGTTGGCATTATTAACGAGGGGAGGTCTCCCTCCCCTCTGTGCGTATGATTACAGTTGAGCCCCTTCGAGCATTGATAGCATTTCCGACCGATCCGAAGTCGGTTCAGAAGGTTCGTCTCCGGCGAGGTCCACTCCGTTCGCGGTTGTCGCGTAAACGGAAACCCCTCCCTCACCGATGGACTCCACCGTGCCTTCAATAGTTACGGAGACAGTGTCCCCGGATTGAGGCATGACTTGTTCTTCACCATCCATCATGGCGACCGACTCGGTTGGTATGGTTATGCTAAATGGCATAATGATTAAGCACTGTATCCGGTCTTGGAATAGACGCGGGCAACGTGCTTGGGTTGAATTGTTTTTGCTGCGAAAAACGATTTGAAACCGACAAGAATCTTCTGATTCAAAGGATCACCTTTGTCAGCACCGTTGACGATGTAGACCTTCGGGCTGTATGTGCTCTGACTTGAGAGTTCTGGGACTCCGTAAGCTTGAGCACCGACAACAACTGACCCGAAAGTGTCACCACTAGCGGTATAGGTGTATTGAGAACCCGAATCACTCGCGATGAATGGCTCAGTTGTTTCAATGAATCTTACTCCGTGCATGCGACCAATCTCACCACGCAATCGAGCTTGAGGCTCGGCATAATGATGAGCTTCTTGCCACTCGGAATCAGCCAGCAAATCACGTGCTTGCTGAGGACCAACGACAGCAATGAAACCTCCGTCAAGAGGAGTTGCCGCATTGATCTTCAACGCAGTCGCCGCATCGAGCCAATCACTTGCGTCAGCAGCAGTGATGCTGGTTCCCCAAGAGGTTGTAGACCCCGAGAAGATGTTAGTCACATTGGTAACATTGCTGAACAACTCTGTCCGGATGATACTGTCTAAGTGAAGAGCACTGTCGCGACCGATACGCAATGTGGCTTGCTCAATGTTGTTGAACAATGCGGTTGCGTCTGCGATGTCAGAAATACTGAGAACTTGACCATACTGTTCCAAGTCAACTTCAACTTTCTCAAGTTCCAGTGCCTTGGTTGTGGGTGCGCTTCCCTCAGTCAATGCGGTTACGTTTGATGAGTCCCCTTCCAGATAACGGAAGAAGGTCATGTTTCGACCACCACCCTTGGCGGGTAGAGGTGACTTAACCGCGAACTGATCGAGAACGACTGTTTTTTCAATCGTGTCTAGTAGTTCACGAGAGAAGTAGTCTTGCATTGCTTGGCTGATGTCATTTGTTCCACCACCAGCACTGGTGCTCATTGTTGTGTCTGCCATAATTTTTTACCTTGATGCAGAGCGTGTCATCTTCAGTATCGCTTCCCTCTGTTCATTGCGACTCATGTCATCAAATCCCTTCGGGCCCGATCTTCGAGGAACATCGCTCGTGCCTAAATTTAATTTACGTTTATAACTGTTTAACTCTTCAGTGAGTTTTTGATTCTGCTCTTTAACCGTTTCGAGTTTCTGCGAGTTGACGTAATACTCGGCAACTTCAACAGCATCCCGAAACCCAGTTGAGTAAGTCGACAAAGCGGGTTTGTTTTTGAGTAAATACTCAGTCGCTTTGTAAAGCTCGCTATCGTGATCGTTAAGATCCGGCTTCGCCTTGACTATCTCATTTACGGAGTCTGCCCATTCCTTCTTGAATCTATTTACCTCAACCGTCTTGCTCGCGTTTTCTCGCTTCTCTCTTGCTTCCTTAGCCATTTTGACAGCCTCGTCTGCAAGCTCGGGTTCACCTTGGTCTCGGAATCTTTCAGCTACTGCCTCATATACATCGGGCGTTGCCTCATCTCCTCCACTGGCGATCTGATCCGCAAGTTTTACACGATCATCTTCGAGTTGTTTTTGGGACAGCTCGAAGTCTTCCTTCATCTTTTTGAGCTGCTCTTTTTCTTCGGATAACTTTTGCCAAGTTTTCGCTTGGCGTGCTTCCGCTTTCCGGAGCTTCTCGTATTTTGACTCTGTTTTTGCATCGACTTCTGGTTCATTTGATTCAATCTCGGCTTGAGATTCATCCGTCTGAGTCTGTTCGTTTGCAGCGGGTGACTCTTCCACTGTAGTTGACTCTTCCTCTGGTTCAGCAGTGAGCGACTCTGCTTCATTTTCGCCCGAAATGAGACGCAACATTGCATCCCGATCCATCGTTTCAGTCATATTCGTTTTCGCTATCGGAGTCCGTCAGTAGTCCATTCGAGACCAACGTGTCTAGAGCGGCAATACCGTCCCTAAAACCAGCGGAGTATCCAACATTGTAAGAGGCTTTTTCGGCCCCTTGATCAACCGTTAGCATCGCTTGCTTGGTGATCCATACAAAAATTACCCTTTTAAGTTTCTGTCCCACCCGACTGGCTAGGAACTGGTGCAACAGTTCCGCTTCCTCCCGAGTCCACTCCGGGCTGGATGCCCCCGGAACCATTCTGTTCAATCGGCGCATCGACCGGATTAGCTTCATTAATCGCATTTGATACTTCTTGGATTTCTAGGGTGAGTTGTTGAGCAGCCTTGCCGTCTTGCTCACGGAATTGCTCCATGTGAGCGGTGATATGCTCTTGTATTCGCTGCAATTCAATCGGATCTGTCTGTGCGTTCTGAGCCCGTTTGAGTGCAAGATAATCGAGCATGGTCTTGACGTGAGTTGCGTGATCATCGCTCGGCTTAACTTGAGCTGGGAACCCGATCTTCATAACCGAAAGCTCGACAGCTTGATCCTCAGCTTGATTGGCTACTTCGATGCCGGGATCAGTGAGCAGTCGTTTGACTAGTCCACTGTCATCAGCCTCAAGGACAGAGCGTCGAAGCTCGGCTTGATTAATGTGCGGATCGTTTGCAAACATCTGGAAACGTGCGACAGCTTTTTGAAAATGAAACTGCTTGTTAACTCCATCAGCACTTCCACTCGGCACAATGTCATAAGCCTCATGAATTGCTGACTGAGGGATCTGCTCAAGCGTATCGAGGTAATAGTAGTTAAGACTGCTGCTGTCGAATTGAGTGAGCAGTGACCAACACTGACGGTAGAGATCTCCCAAAAATAAACGGAACGTCCGCATGCGTAGATCAGCCGATTGTGTAAATAAATTACCAATGGCCGAAATCTCTGTTGCTGTTCTCCTCTGGTTTTGGTCGAGGGTCTGGGAGATCCCAAAGTCTGGTGTGCTGACACGTTGTTGAGCCATGTCCCTATGCATCATCATATGTTGATCGAATGATATGGGAGGTGATGGCATTGGTATCGGCTGAATATCTTCCGGTAGAATTTGACCGGGCTGGAAGCGTAAGTTTGCCGTGTTAGGAAGTGCGCGAGTGGAACGGAACAATGGTCTGTTATAGAGACTCATCGTGTCATTCTTCTCATTGAGAAGTTTAGAGAGTGACGCCTCAAAGACAGCCACAAGCTCAGTCACTCCACGAGGTGAATACCACCCAGCATCTTTGTGCTCATACTGGCAACTGACGAACGGAGGCTTGCCATGATTGTAGGGAACCTCCATGGGAGGTCTTACATCGAATGTAAGATCGCTCGGGCAGTAAGTGTAGATCGTCCACGTCTTGTCATCGTTCTGAACGTAGGTTTCCCAGATGACAATTGTGTTGCTGTCATTATCAACAACTCCTTCCCTCTGCTTTGCAATTTGATGACGGTTATCATCGCCTCTGTCTTTTCCGTTGCCGCCGGTAACACGCTCAAGGAATTTCTCGTCTTGTTTGAACCCGGCTTTTCGCCGGTATGAGTCCGGTGAATAATGTTGGATGTGAGTTACTCGGTCAGCAGATTCAATGTCCTTACAATAACTCGGGACAATGAGATGCATTGGATCGACGTTCTCAAAGTTTAACTGATTTTTATCGAGATCGTAAGTGGTCTTGAGAATTCCTCTACCACTGAGCAGCATGGTGTCAATCGTTGAGATGATCTCGGTCTGCAGATTGGACCGTTGCTTTAAGCGATAATCCATCCACTGACTGGCAGCAGTGGTTAAGGCTGCTTGCTGCTGCTTGAGGGATACAAAACTTGCGACCGTATCGAGCGCAAACAATTGCTGAACATAATACGGTTTTAGGTTGGTGATGATTGTGTCTGAAAGCGGGAAGTGTGCGTCAGATGCACCGGGCCATGGCTTAGTCTTTCGACGCAAACCGTGATGCCGCATTTCGTAAAATTGACGCTGCCTCGTCTCCCATTGGGTCCGATCATTGAGATCGTTGGCAGACTTGGCGTAAAGATCCGAGTAATCCATTAACTCGGCATTGCATCACCAATCGGATTTATTCAATCCAGCATTTACCCTTTTAGCCGCAATCAAACCCTCTGCGATTACCATCGGTCGTTTCGAGGTTCATTCCGGAAAACATTTCCTCGATAGTTGGTTTTGCGAACGTCTGCATGTAGTCATGTTCATGGCCGAGCCCTACTGCCATGCAAACCGCATCAGCTCGATCCGGCGATGACAGCCCGCGACTTTTCATCTCGCCTTTAGTTTCCAGCTCAAGCTTGCCGGATTTATTGGCGCGGCAACGTCTGCTGGTGAGTTGTGCCATTAAGACCTCGTCATCATGCGGGAGGATAAGTTCATTCTTCTCGATCAGCCGAGCTGTCGAGTACCACATCTCAGCGGCGAGATTGGAGAACTTCTCCGGATCTCTTGCACGCGATCCAAAATTTATTCGATTGACAGCCCATCCAGCATCCCTCAGAGCGTCTGCCATTGGGCGACCTAGTCCACCCTCGTCACAAAAAATGTTCTCGGGTTCTAGTCCGCTTTTAGTAAACTCCACAACAAACCGGCCAACACTCGCCATGGTATCTTTGTCAGTCCATGAGACGATCTTTTTGATCTTGTTGCCTTCACGGATTGCGATAACGTTCTCGTCATTTCCTCCGGCAAAATCAACTCCAGCAATCATACGTCCCGCTTCTTGCCGGGGAGGATTGTGTAAGCAGCTTTGGTAGCTGTCATAGTTAACAAGCAGTGACTCGTCAGAGGTCTGCATGAACTCACCAAAGATCATTGATCTTACAAGCGGATGATCTTCACCCCATTTATGGATCTGCTGATCAATCCACACTTTTGGTATGTGAGGACAGTCAAAGCTTGTGACGGTGTGAGTCTGGTAAAGGTCGGTATGCCGGGTAAAGATTTTATGGAACTCTCCGGAGTTACCTCCCGGTGATGACATGACAAGCATGCGGTTGGGTTGACAACGTTCGATAGCTTGGAAGATACCGTCTTTGACTGACTTCGCTTCATCAACAATGATCAGCAAATTGTCAGAGTGCCAACCCTCAAACCGACCGGGATCATCCGTTGAAAAACCAACGATGCGTGAGTTGAGATCACGTATCCGCAAATCAGTTTGATTAATCTCAATCCCAAGATCCTTGACCTTGTTGGATAGCGTGCGGATCGTTGGCCACATCTGTTCTTTGACTTGACGGTAAACTCCCGAGGTGGTCACGCAGACACTATCGGGAAACATCAACGCATGCCACAAAGCAGCCGGTGCCGCGCACATGGCTGTCTTGCCGGAACCGTTCGCGGCCTTAAGCGCAACTCGCGAACCCGAAGCATCGAGATCACCGAGGACACGCTTTTGCCATTTGTATAGATTGAGCCCAAAGACCTCCTCAGCAAACCGGTCCAAGTGAACTAGCGATCTATCGACTGAGGCTTTTTGTTTTTCCGTGAGTCTGACTTGTTTTTTATGAATTGGCATTACAATGATACTCGCTTAAGTCCGCGTTCCACTTGATTTAACACGGTCTCAATAGTCGGTGTTTGTTGAAACAATGGAACCTCGCACATGCGGCGTTGCTTTGATTCGTCATGGACCAAATCTACTAGCCTATCAAGCTTTTCAGAGGTGCTTTCGAAATTCGCAAGATTAATGCAAGCATCCTTGTTCAGATTCTTCATGTCGGTGTGACCGTAATAAATTGGAATCGTCCCAGATGCTTTTGCCTCTACTATTTTCTCGGTGTGATAGCCGGGGTAAAGACGGTTTTCGAACGCTAAATTGTATTTAGTCTCAAGCATTGTTAGCCATTTCATTTTGTTCGTGGTTGGTGCCGCGCCAAAAAACCTTCCGTGTTTCTCTACAGCAAAACCCATGACTTTAAGTTTATCCGGGAAGCAGTCTCTTAGCGGTCCATTTGCCGCCCAAAAAGCTGTGAATGTTTTTCTTCTGGCTTGCTTAACCGGAATGACATTTTCGAGAAGTTGTGGAGGAATAAGGAACTCCGGGTAATGTCTGTCGACCTCATCAAACCAGTTGACCCATGAATAGTAACAAGGGAAATACGCGTTGACCTCTGAATCTGGATCGTGCGTGAAACTGAAATCAAGCTTGGGGTGCTTTGGACATGGAGATTCAATTGTGAAGAACCATTTGGCGCAATCAAACATTTCCCACGTCATGCCGTTGCCGAAAGCTTTTGTGACCACCAAGTCTGGCGACCTACTGCAAATGGAAACGTTCTCTCTTAACCGAATTAAGCTTTGAAACAGAACGTTATCTCGGTTGTGCCAATCATAGTTTGTGTCTGTAAAACAAACCTTCATAACCGGAAAGCGGCAAAGTTTCCCACATCTTCGTCATGAGCTTCTACCGCAACACAAAAACCATCAAGTTCTAGATAACTTTTAAGATCTTCGATGTTATAGCCATATGTGACTCCATCAATTTCACAATTATGGTCAATCATCCCATGATGATACTCCCCAACAATAGACCTTACCATGCCGAGCATCCTTGATGTGTAGAGTGCGGGATACTCTCCAGACTCAATATCAATCTTCACAATATCCACCGGGCCGGATTGTGTCAGCACATCATCAAGACCTACTGTCTTAACCTCCAGACCTAGACCACTACCCTCAAATACTCCACCACCTCCAGTGTTCGTTGTGTCAAAGTCATCGTGGAAGTAAACATTCTTAACCGGACTTCGGGACTTCCATACTGCGAGGTTGTTGATCTTTACGTTCTCATACCCCTCCACGTTCTTTCTCAGAACCTCAAAGTTTTCACGCCACGCTTCATAGGCGTAAACCATCTTTGCGCCGGACTCTGCTGCGAGGGTAGTGAACCCACCTATGTGCGCCCCCAGATCAACGATAGTTTTTCCGTTGAAATGATGAACCGGGTAGTTCCTAGCCTCCTCCCAGATTCCAGAGTCCCAAGTCCCTTCTCTGAAAACTGGAATATTAATATCCATACGGGTGTATTCCGAAATACTTGTTGATGACATTTTCATATCCCTCGACCATTCTATCGTAAGTATATTTGTGTGCGTGGATGGTAGCTGTCTTAGCTTTTGCCCGGATCATTTCCGGACGCTTGTAAAGCTGTCGCATGATTGCAGCGGCGTGATCAACGGACGGGTCGCACCATAGACCTTGTCCCTCGTAATAATTCGTTGCCGGGACCAGTGTGTAGTCCACCAAAAATGAATTACTTTCATTGGCGTATGCTTCCGGTCCAAACCATGCCGGGAGTAAACACGGTCTGCCCGCTGCCATGCATTCCAGTGGCATGAGCCCGAATCCCTCACCCTTACTCATGGACACGTAACAGTCAATTGACTGATACCACCCAGCGAGTTCCTCCTTTGGCCATTCTCCTTCGTCTCTAATGATTCGCTTGTCACTCCATGACGGCATCGGATCTCTTGGGTAACATTTAATCCTCAGCTCAACGTCCTCATTTCCTTCGGGGAATGCCTTGATGAAGGCGTCAACCACTTCGTCAAACCCCTTCCTCGGCCAACCGTGACGGGAGATGCCACTCGTTCCGAAGACGATCTTGTCCCTCATGGAAAACGGTGCAGCCCGAAACACTTTTGTATCCACTCCAAACGGCACCGGGTGCTGAGGGACGTTGACCCCTTGAGCACTGAATGTTGCTATGTTGGGTAAAGACGGAACAATGACAGCTCGGCACGAGTTCAGATGTCTGATCCACGCTTGAGGTATTCTCGTGGTCTCCCACATTGTGCTGTAGATAGTCCGGTCCGGATCATCTGGCACTTGCTTGGGAGGGTGAATGATGAGGGTAGGAGCATCCCACTTCGGTTGTCTCGAAATAAGACGCTCATACCTCTCGTCCAACACACGTGACCACGCATCTTGATTATACGGAACCACACAGAGATCCCATCCTCGTTTTAATAGACCATCGATAATGATCCTTGAGTGAAAGTCATAACTTGAGCTGTCGCCTAGTTGACCTCTAATTATTAACCGGTTGCTCACGGTTTCTTTAGTTCCTCTGAAATGTTTGAGTATCGAAGACATCGTCCTCCTCTGGGGTAGTTGCTAACTCTTCAAGCTGATCGTCCATTGTCAGATCCAGTTCCGAGGCGACCGCAATTTCCCCTTGAGTGGCATCCAATATGTCAACCGACTTGTCGACCGTGATGGACCCGTCCTCAGCCTCTTCAAGCGTTAACGTAAGTTTAATCAATGGATTCCTTTACCGTTGGTGATGAGCTGTCTGCAACCTTTTGCTTCCCCTTTCTTTGCCATGCGGGTGTCTTTCTACCCGCTCTGCCTTGCAACCTTCTTGGTAATGCATTCCATTTTGCGGCATCACGGTCATTCTTTGGACCCGTCATTCTGCATCGTGGGTTTTTACACTCCACACGCCCCTTGAGTGCAACCCGAGCAATCGAGCCGCACGCTACACAATTTTTTGCTTCGTATTTCATCGTTTTCCGTAGTTATCTCCTCGTCTGCATTTAATGCAAAAACTCTGTCTGCCGTCCTTACTGGCGGCACGTTTATGATAGTGGATCATCTGCTTTATCCTCCCGCAGAGACCACACGCTTTTCTTATGGACCTCACCCTCATGAGCGGTCTGTTACCAGTAGGCAGATAAAGAAACCGAACATGAACCCCATGCAGCACCCCATGAGAAAGATTGTCATTGGTTCCATTACTCCGCCTCCTCAATCTCTGCAATAGCCTCCAACATCTCCCCGTGCGGACCTTTTGAGTCATAGGCTCTTGGAAGGTAGCAGAGGTTTCGCCTAGCCACTTCGCACAAGTCTTTGGCTCGCTTTTTGAGATCCTCATTTTCTTGTTGGAGGGTGTAGAGGTTGTTGTCTAGCCTTTCAACTAGCTCAGCGGCGTCCGTCATGCCAAGAGCATCAAGTTGCCGAACGAGCTGGTCCTCACTGTTGGTTGTTGTGTGTCCTCTCCAACTCATTGTTTGTCCTCCGCTCTAGTATTCCACTCGGCGTCAGCCCGACACCCAAAGCGAACGTGATTGTGGAAACCCACTGACACGCACTCGGGACAATGGACATACAATCTTTCACTTTTTACTCGACGTTCTGGCTTGGTCCCGCAAAAGGGACACGGTTTAAGTTGGTTATCTGAATCGTCTTTGTTCATGGCTTGGTCGTTGTGTTTACTATTTTAACTGTATGTAACCTATGTTCACCAACCCGAGATCTGGATCGGCTAGTTTCTCAAATGCTCCCCGGCTGAGATCCAACTCGCGACCGTCAACGAATGGTCCACGGTCAGTTACTGTCACCACCACATGCCGGGTTGGAGTGAAGACGAGCAGTCTGGTTTTAAAGGGGAGGGTGCGGTGCGCCACCGTCATATTTTCTGGGAGGAACGGTCGACCATTCGCCATCGGCTTATTTCGGTAATCCTCGCCATACCACGAAGCGACCAAGAGACATATAAGGGGAATTTTCATAGGCAAAAACAATGTGAATTTAAAAAAGGGGGTGGGGGTGTTGCGTTGTGATGACTCAAATGGGGACCGACCCCTCCCTACCACCCCCATCGTCACTGATCGGTTCTACATCAACGACTTGTGAGTCCGAAACAACTGACGAGGTATCAGTAGCCTTAACTGAATCAAGCTTTAATCGTTCCCGATGAAGGGTCTCAAGCAACTGATTAGGACCGTGTGTGTGAGCGTGAGTCATCTGACCATCTACCCTTTTCGTCTGTGCAAAGTCCTTCGGAAATCTCCTCTCCAGAAGGTATTCTGCTGTCCTTGGGTTCTTATCTACATGCCTCCATAAAGCGTTGATCAGCACTGCTTGACAGAGGTTCTTTGAGATATCACACGCCTCATCGAAGTCTTTATACTTAGCTCTCCATTTACTGAGAGTTGTTCCAGTCACACCAACAATTGCAGCGGCACTTTCTTGAGTGTGTCCTTGAGTAAGCAATCGCATGACAGCCATGACTGATTCCTTGTTGTATTTTGAGTTACTGGGAATACCGTTTTTGCTCTTCTCAATAGCACTCTTTGGGCAGCAGTCTTGAATCCTCGATTCATTCTCGGTGATTACTTTGATTGCGGCGTCTTCTGTTGCCTTGAGTTCGTCCTTCTTCAGACGCTTCTTTTGAGCATCCCCTCTTCTTCTTGCTGGTCTCTTGTTCATATATACCCCTAAACGTCCCGAGAATGCGTTCTAAGCATACTTTCAGTGTTCCCTAGTGTCATCATAGTGTTAACAGTGTAAAACACGCTTACAATCAAGATTTGAACTTTCTGTGAAATACTCGCTTCCAGACTTCCAGCCATGTGACTGAATCGTTGTGC